CGGCATACGAGATTAGCGAGTGTCTCGTGGGCTCGGAGATGTGTATAAGAGACAGTACCAATTTTGTGAAGCAAAAGTACTGGTGGACGAACTAAAATAAAGACGTTCTAAAAGGCCTCTAAAACGCCAGTAGAACGATTTTATGGCATGGGTGGTATATTAACCCTTAAACGGTATTAAAAACGACATACGACGCTATTATGGGGCTTTTAGGAGGCGATACTATGAATTAGGGATAAACGCCCTTTACCTATAAGAAGCACACCCCCACTATTCGGAAAGTGGGGGCATGCTATACCAAACGGAGAGGAGTAATGATGAGTGGTTAAGAATCCGTATTATCAGCAGAACAATGGGCGGTTACCAAGCGACCCTCCGAATTATTTAGGAACAGTGGCAAGGGAAGTTTGGCGCAAAATCATTCCGTTTTTAGAAAACACAAATAAAATTCAACGCATTGATACGTTCTTGGTTGAAACTTACTGTACGAATTATGAAATTTACAAGCTTGCTTATGAAGATATAAAAGAGAATGGTATTCAGCAAGAAATCAGGAAGCCTATCCAAGCGCAAGGCAGTGGTGAAATTCTCGGTGAACAATCGCTTGGTTTTAAAAAGAATCCAGCAGTCGCCACAATGAAAGACGCCGTTGACACCTTGAATAGAATTGGTGTTAAGCTTGGTTTGACCCCTAAAGGGCGTCAAGAACTAATGGAAATTGCAGGCGAGGAAACAAACAAGTCTTCAACAGCAGAAATGTTGAAAGAATTTTTGGGTTAATAAAATTGGAAAGGAGCAACAGTGAAAACAAATCTAACAAAAACACATGATATAGATTCGGCGTATAAGGAATTTGATTTCACTGACATCGCCCAAAAATATAAAGACGCTGGCACGAAGTATTGTTTTGATGTCTTGGAAGGTCGAATCACGGCTGGTTACATGATTAAATTAGCATGTTTCCGCCATTTGCGTGATTTGCAAAGACAAGGTAACGACGACTTTCCGTATTTTTATGACACGGACGAAGCAGCGAAGCTACTGCGCTTCGCTAGGATTTGCCCAAACGTAGACACTGGTGAGCCAACAAAGCTGATGGCTTGGCAAAAGTTCATCTTATGTATGCTATTTGGTTGGCGGAATGATAACGGCGGTAAACGTTTTAGCCGTGCCATCGTTTCGGTTGGTCGAGGTCAAGGGAAGACGTACTTGATGGCTATTCTGACAGCTTATTCGTATTTTATTGAAAGTCTCGGGCTTTCCAATCAGGACTATTTGGTTACATCAATCAACTTCAAGCAAACAAACAAGTTGCTTGGTTACATCAAATCAATGATGAAGCAGATAATCCAGAACGAACCATTCAAGAGTTTGGCAAACGAAACCGAGTTAGGCTTGCATAGTGACCAAGTTATTATGAAAGCGAATAACAACGTTTTAAGAGCTATATCTGCTGAGAGTGGGCAATATGATAGTTTCCACTTTACCACGGCTATTTTTGACGAAATTGGTGAAATTGAAACAAGGGATGCGGTTTCTAAGATTGTTTCTGGGCAAGTAAAAGTGCCCAATAGGCAATTCATTCAAATTTCCACTGCCTACCCAAACCCATCAGTTCCTTTCAGGGAAGACCAAAAGATTTTGCAGCAAGCTATGGAAGATGACGATAGTAGGGATGCTGATACGTATCTTTGCTTAGTTTGGTCGCAAGATAACTTAGACGAGGTCTTCCAACCAGAAACGTGGGCAAAGAGCAATCCGCTGCTAGATTTGGAGAGCGAACGTGAGAACCTTATGAAAGGGTTAATGGACAAGCGAGATAGCGACCTGCTAAGTGGTAACCTCGCAGACTTCCAAGTTAAAAACATGAACTGCTGGCTACTTGCTGACAGTAACAGCTTTCTTGATTTGAAAGATATCGAAAATGCAGTCATTCCCGAGTTTGACATACGTGGAAAGCGTGTTTATGTAGGACTGGATGCTTCAATGTTTAGCGATAATACAGCAATTGGTTTCGTCTATCCTTATGTCGGTGAAGACGGTAGCCAAAAATGGCATATTGAACAACACAGTTTTATCCCATGGCAACAAGCGGGCTCGTTAGAAGCAAAGATGGAACAAGACGGTGTTAACTATCGAGACTTGGAAGCCAAGGGCTACTGTACTATAACAAGCCACCCACAAGGGCTTATAAACCCAGAGGAAGTGTATCGCTGGTTTATTGATTATGTTGAAGACAACGCGCTTGATGTCGTTTTCTTCGGCTATGACGCTATGGGAATGTCTAAGATTATCAAAGCATTGGAATCTAATACAAGTTTCCCACTCATGCCAATCAGACAGCGTACAAGTGAATTGAAAGACCCTACAAAATTCCTACAAACACTGTTCATTGAGGGTAATATCACTCGACTAGATGATGAAATAATGCGAAAAGCCTTGATAAATGCAGTTATTAAAGAGGACAACATCGGTATTCAAGTAGATAAAATGAAATCCACTTACAAGATTGACGTGGTGGATGCTCTTGTTGATGCTTTTTACGATGGCATGTATGCGTTTGAGGACTATGCAATAACCAATAATCCAACATGGAAAGTCGAACATATGAGCCAAGAGGCAGTTTTAGCATGGCTAAAAAACCCAGAAAGTGGGCTATTAGAGGAGTATTAATATATGATTTTGAAGTTTTTTAAGGCAATTTGGGCTATTTTCGACATTTTAATGTTCATTTTAGCTGCAATTTCACTTAATATAACCACTTACCACCTTGGCTATGTATGGTTTGGCATTAGCATGACAATCACGTTCATACTAGCAGGGTTGGTTAGTGAACTAGCCGCCAAAAAAGGCTAGAAAGGAGGTGATAACAATTGCCAATATTTAATATAACGAATCTTGCAACAGAGAGTCCACCTAGTAATCAAGGTGTCTTTTTTGATATTACTGATCCAGAGTTTTTAGCTACTATTCAGGGTAGTGAGTGGGTATCAGCTGAAACTGCTCTCAGAAACTCAGACTTATTTTCTATTATTAATCAACTCTCAAACGACCTTGCAACCGTTAAACTGACAGCCAGTCGGAAACAATTACAGGGAATCATTGATAACCCGTCAAACAATGCTAACCGCTTTAATTTCTATCAATCTATCTTTGCTCAAATGCTACTTGGTGGGGAAGCCTTTGCTTATCGATGGCGAAATGAAAATGGGCGGGATATGAAGTGGGAATATTTGCGACCGTCTCAAGTATCATTCAATCGCTTGGATAATAAAGATGGAATTTACTATAACATCACTTTTGACGACCCACGCATTCCACCAAAACAGCACGTCCCACAAGGTGACGTCTTACACTTTAAATTGCTATCTGTGGATGGTGGTTTGACAAGTGTAAGCCCGTTGATGGCTCTTAGTAGGGAGTTGAATATACAGAAAGCCAGCGATAAGCTGACGCTTAACTCTCTCAAAAACGCCTTAAATGCCAATGGTATTTTGAAGATTAAAGGCGGTGGCTTGCTTGATTTTAAAACTAAACTCTCACGCTCACGGCAAGCGATGAAGCAAATGCAAGGCGGTCCGTTAGTGCTGGATGATTTAGAGGACTTCACACCGCTTGAAATTAAGTCGAACGTGTCTCAACTGCTTAAGCAAGCGGACTGGACAACTGGACAGTTTGCTAAGGTCTACGGTATCCCAGAGAATGTAGTTGGAGGTCAAGGAGACCAACAATCATCGCTGGAAATGAGTTTAGATCTCTATAACAAAGCAGTCTCACGCTATCTAAGACCGTTTATTAGTGAATTATCTCAAAAACTATCCTGCGATGTGGATGCAGATATTTTGCCGGCTGTTGACCCTACTGGCTCTAATAGTGTCAGTCGGATTAATAGCATGGTTAAAAGTGGCACACTCGCACAGAATCAAGGCTTGTATATTTTGCAACAAGCTGAAATTTTACCTAAAGAGTTGCCAGAAGGGGAAAACCCTAATAAGACCACATTGAAAGGAGGTGAGATAAATGGGGAAGATTGACATTAAAGGCTATATAGTAAGCAATGACGATAGGGAATTCTATGATTTCTATGGCATGACCAGTACCTATCCCAAGATGGTACAAGATGCCATTGCTAACGATGAAGATGAAGAAATTACGCTTAATATTGCTTCAAACGGCGGTGATGTGTTCGCAGCTAGTGAAATCTATACTATGCTTCGAGACAGTGGCAAGCGTATTGTAGTTAATATACAAGGCTTAGCAGCGTCTGCTGCTTCCGTCATATCAATGGCAGGCAATACCGTTCGCATTAGTCCAACGGCGCATATCATGATTCATAAAGCATCTAGCGGTTTCGTTGGGAACAGCGATGACATGGAACATCAATCAGTAGTATTGAATAGCATTGACGAGTCTATCGCTTTGGCTTACGAGATGAAAACTGGTCTTAAACAATCAGAATTATTAGAGCTTATGGCAAAAGAAACATGGCTTAATGCCAAAACTGCTGTTGATAAAGGCTTTGCAGATGAAATTATGTTCTTTGGTGACGATGAAGAACAAATCATGGTTACTAACGCTGTACATCAGATGCCAAGCAAATCAGCAATCAATAAATTTAAAAATATGATTGCTAAACCTAAAACCAATTCTTTGCGTGAGCAAAAATTGAAAATTTTACTTGAAAAATGAAAGGAAAATAATTAATGAAAACATCAAACGAATTGCATGACCTTTGGGTTGCTCAAGGCGACAAGGTCGAAAACTTGAATGAGAAACTTAACGTAGCTATGCTTGACGATTCAGTTACTGCTGAAGAGTTGCAAAAAATCAAAAATGAACGTGACACTGCCAAAATGAAACGTGATATGTTCAAAGAACAGTATACAGAGGCTCGTGCTAATGAAGTAGTTAATATGTCCGAAGAAGATAAAAAACCTTTGACTGAAAATGAAGAAGAAGTTAAAGCTAATTTTGTTAAAGACTTCAAAAACCTAGTCCGTGGTCGCTACCAAAACTTGCTTGACTCTAAAACAGACCATTCTGGTTCTGATGCAGGTTTGACTATTCCTCAAGATATTCGCACAGCTATCAATACATTGGTTCGTCAATACGATTCATTGCAAGAGTATGTAAATGTTGAGAACGTAACTACTCTTACTGGTTCACGTGTTTATGAAAAATGGACTGATATTACAGGTCTTGCTAATATTGATGATGAAGCAGGTAAAATTGCTGATATTGATGATCCAAAACTTTCTCTTATCAAATACACTATCAAGCGCTATGCTGGTATCTCAACAGTTACTAACAGCTTGCTTGCTGACTCTGCTGAAAATATCCTTGCATGGTTGTCTGGTTGGATTGCTAAAAAAGTTGTGGTTACTCGTAACAAGGCAATCTTGGGTGTTGTTGACAAACTCCCAACTAAACCAACATTGACTAAATGGGACGATATTATTGACCTTGAAGCTAAAGTTGACCCAGCAATCAAACAAACTTCATTCTTCTTGACTAACACTTCAGGCTTTACAGCTCTTAAAAAAGTCAAAAATGCTTTGGGTGACTACCTCATGGAACGTGATGTAAAATCACCAACTGGATATTCAATCAATGGTTTTGCAGTTAAAGAAATTTCTGACCGCTGGCTTCCTAACGCTTCATCAGGAGTTATGCCGCTTTACTTTGGTGACTTGAAACAAGCGGTAACATTGTTTGACCGTCAACAAATGTCATTGCTATCTACCAATATTGGTGGTGGTGCGTTTGAAACTGACACTACTAAAGTACGTGTTATTGACCGTTTTGATGTAGTAGCAACTGATACAGAAGCATTTGTGCCAGCATCATTTAAAGCTATTGCTGACCAAAAAGGTAACATTGGTTCAACAGCAGTCTAATTAGGAGGTAAGCTATGAGTGTATCTAAGGAAACTATCATGCAGACTCTGAATCTGGATGAGACAGACGACACGGCACTCATCCCAGCTTACATTGAATCAGCTCGACAGTACGTCGTTAATTCAGTCGGGGATGATCCAAAATTTTACAACCTCGACAGTGTGAGAGCTTTGTTTGATACGGCTGTAATAGCCCTAACAAGCTCATATTTCACGTATAGAGTGGCATTGACAGATACGGCAACATATCCTGTTAATCTAACGCTAAACAGCATAATCGGGCAGTTAAGGGGGCTGTACGCAACTTATAGCGAGGAAAGAGGTGACTAATGGCTAGAGTTAGATATTTACCCTCAGACTTTCGTTATAAAGCAGATTTTGGGACATATCAAAGCGCACCCAACAAATTCACTGGAGTGAGTGTGCCAAAGTTCGTGAAACAATTTACGCTTCATTACAAGCCACACACTAGAACGCTCAATCAAGAGTATTTGGCTCAACAAAATGGCGAAAGTGATACAATAGTTATCGTCATCCGCCACAATGCAAAAGTATTAGAAGGTCAAGTTGTCACTTTAAACGGCACTCAATATGACATCGTGCGTATCAGTGCAGACGAAAACTTTGGTTTTAACCACTACGACTTTCTGACACTTAGAAAGCACAAGAAAGTTGGGTGATAGCTTATGACAGGTCTTGACGAAGCGTTAGAGGGTTGGCTTAAAACAGTGGCTAGTATTGGTGATTTAACACCAGCGGAACAAGCAAAGATTACAACCGCTGGTGCTAAGGTGTTTAAAGAAGAGTTGGCAGAAGTTACTCGTCAGAAACACTACTCAAACAAGAAACATTTGAAGTATGGGCACATGGCTGACGGTTTATCTGTCCAATCCACAAACGTGGATGGTAGAAAAAATGGTGTGTCAACTGTGGGGTGGGTGAATAGGTACCACGCCCAAAACGCTAGACGATTAAATGACGGCACTAAGAAATATCGTGCTGATCATTTCGTCACTAATGTACAAAACGATAGCGCTGTCCAAACTAAGGTGCTATTGGCAGAAAAAGAGGAATATGAGAAACTTATCCGCAAGAAGGGAGGGGAGTAATTAAGTGTTAGCAACCGTAAAATTAAAAGAGTTAATTGAGGGTAAAGGATTTGGTGAAATAAGCGAAGTATATGCAAACAACTTACCTAAAGAGCTCGAAGATAACACCGATAAGACAATCGTGTTGCTCACCGAAAGCAACCCATCACTTGATTTAAGCGGAAATAATACCTTTTTCAAAAAAATAGATAGAGTAGAAGTACAGATTTTTTATAAACTCGATATTGATTTTGATATTGAAGCTTTCGAGATGGAATTGATAAAATTCTTAAAATCTGAACACTACTCAATAATAGATATAAGAGAACATAGCATAGACCCTGATACTTTACAGTTAACAGCGGTCTTTTTTGTTGCTTTCGATAGATTTATTTAACAAAAAAAAGGAGAAAATATATATGGCAATTGTAGGTTTGAAATTAGTGAAACTTGCTTTGGTTGACCCAAAAACTCAACAAATTATTAAAGGTGTAGAAGGCCTTTCAACTGACGGTGTAATCGAAATCGATTCTAAAATGCTTGGTACTCGTACCGCTAACATCTCAAACTTGGAAGGACAAGCTACTAAAGTCCCAGGAAACAACGAAGTACAGGATGTTATGATTGGACCCGGTTCACCAACGGTTGCTTTTGAATTTAACAACCTTGATTTTGATATCAAACAAAAAATCCTTGGATTCAAATCGGATAAAAAAGGTGGATATGTGTACCAAGGTGAAAAACCACACGTTGCAGTATTGATTGAGTCACAAACGCTTGACCGTAAAAACTCAGTTTACTTTGGGTTTGCTAATGGGATCTTCCAAGAGTCAACACAGAACGTAGCTACAGATACAGACACCGCTCAAACCCGTCAAAACGACAACTTGACATATAACGCATTGTCAGCGACTGCATTTGGCGGTGAGCCAATCAAGAAATACTTCACGGGTTCATCAACTTTCGATAAAGCTAATATGTACAAAGAAGTTTTCGGTGGTTACACACTAACTTCTACAGCAGTTTAACACATCATAATTCGCAAAGAGGTCAGGCTTATGGCCTGGCCTCTATTTTTTTTAAAAAGGAGTAAGACCATAATGGAAATCAGAACTATTAAAATCCCAGAAATCAGTAAAAAACCATTCACAGTAACTACAAGCAACCGCAATGTATTGCGTATGCATGAGTATCAGTTAGCAGTACTTAAAATCAGTGACACAATTGAAGATGGCGACACACAAGAGCAGGCTCAAGGTAGTTACTCAATCCTTAAAGAAATGCTTGGCTTTATCCGTGCTGTTCTTAACTTGAATGATGAAGATTATGACAAGTTACTCGATTTGGAAAATAAACGTACACAAGAGATTGCTGAGAAATTAGTGGGCTATATGTATGGTTTGACAGATGAGCAACTTGAAAATGCAACTGGTGAAACTGACCCAAAAGAATAAAATCAAAAGGTGAACAAATTTTTGATTTAGAAAATGGCATAGAGAATTTGAAGCTCATCGCTAAGAGATCGATTCAAGGTTTTGGTTGGACGTTGGAACAGTATTACGACACTGATTATTATGAATTGATGAAAATCTTGAATGCAAAAGAGGAAGAGAATAGGATGGTAGACCCAACATCCTTACTCTAATTTTTTAAGGAAAGGAGGGAATATAACATGGCGAAAATACAAGCTACCATGTCTACTGAAATAGCCTTAGACACGCTTCAGGCTGCTGACTCGATTAAACGATTAACTCAGTTAGTCAATAGTTCTACAAATGCTTGGAAGGCTCAAGAAAGTCAGATGCGAAGCGCTGGCGACTATTTAGGTGCTGCACAAGCCAAATATGACGGTTTGAGTAACACCATCCAGAACCAACAGCAAAAGATTGAGAAACTGAAACAAGAACAGTCTCAACTTAAAGGGAGCACCGTCGAAGTCGCCGAACAGTACCTTAAGTACCAACAACAAATCGACCAAGCTACTACACGCTTAGCTGCGTTGGAAAATCAACAACGTCAAGCTAAGCAAAGCCTTGATTATCATAAGTCTGGTTTGGCAGAGCTTCAAAAGGAATATAAAGCCCAAAACGAGGCATCTGATACCTACATCAAGCGTTTAAAGGCAGAGGGCAAGGAATACGAAGCTAGACAGGAACAGCTCAAGCAATACAAGGGTTCAATCGCTAACCTAAACAAGCAGTATGAGACCCAAAAAGAAATGCTTGAGCGTATCGCTACTCAAGCAGGAAAGACTAGCGATGAATACCGTAAGCAAAAGCAACGCTTAGATGAGACAGCTACTAGCTTGGCTCATGCTCGTAATGCTGCTGATAGATTGAATGACGAGATTGAACAAAGTCAACGTTCTAGCACGTTCATCGGACACTTGAAAGAAAGCTTTCACCGTTTGGGGAATGAAGTCGACGATACTGAACAAAAGACCTCACGTTTAAAAGGTATCTTTGGGGCTACGTTTACAGCTAATCTTATCAGCAACGGTTTCCAAAATGCGTTGGGAGCTATCAAGGGTAAATTTGACGAAATTGCCCAATCCAGTTCCGAATACGTTAAATACCAACAAACCATGAACGCCACTTGGTTGACCTTAACGGGTAATGCTGAAGAAGGTAAGAAGATGGTCGATATGACCAACCAAATGGCACAAGCAGCGGCTAACTCAACCGAAATGGTTGATGGTATGAACCAAAAATTCTATGCAGTCACTCACAACATCGACTTAACTAAACAGCAAACACAAGCTATCTTGACTTTGCAAGACGCTTTTGGGCAAACCGATGCAGCAGTTGAAAACTTTAGTGTGCAATGGTCACAAATGATTGCGAACGGCAAGGTTTCAGGTCAAGACATGTTGTCAATTATCAACGTCTTCCCAGAAATGAAGCAAGCTATTAAAGACGTTGCAGCTGAACAGCTTGGTATTGCGAACATGACAACTGAACAGTTTGCCAAACTGCAAAGCGAAGGCAAGATTACGTCAGATATGGCTATCGAGGCTCTGCTTCGAACGAAAGACAAATACAAAGATGCAACCGAGAACTTCGCAGGCACTATCGGCGGTATGGAGCGTACCCTCAATAGTCGTATGCCAGCGATTATCGCAGCTTTCCGCGACCCAATTGATAAAATGAAAAACCCATTTTTAGGTAAGGTTAGTGAATGGGTAGCTGACAAGAGCACGGAAGACAAGTTTAAAACACTTGGTGAACACAGTGCTAAAGGCTTGGAAACTATCTCCAACGCTTTCGCAAAAGTCTTTAATATGGGCGATGGCACAGATAAGCTCAATTCATTCATGGACAAGATGATTGAATGGGTTGATAAAACGAGTGATAAAATTGCTCAAAATGCTCCTAAAATCGCTAGCTTCTTTACCGAACTCAAAAAAGGTTTGGGTTACATCATAGAAATTGGCAAGGCTTTTGGTGAAGGTGTTTGGGAGGCGACTAAAGGCATTGTTGAAGGTATCGCTGGAGCTTTTAAAACGCTGAATGGCAACAGTAAGAAATCAAAAGAACCTATCAAGGGCGTTTCGGATGCTTTAGGTGAAATCGCTAAGCACAAAGAGGCTATCCAGACCATCGGTAAATTATTCGTTGGTTACTTTGCATCAAAAGCAGTTTTAAATACCTCAAAATCACTTTTCGGAACGATAACAGATGGTATTTCAAACGTCAAAAAAGCTGGTAGTAAGGTCAATGGCGCTTTAAATTGGGTTATGGGCGTTCGTGGAGAAGACGCAGTAAATAATAAACTTGGTGGCATTAAGAAGATTGGTAGAGGAACTAAATCAGCTTTTAAATGGACTGCTTCTGTAGCAACTAAAACTGCTAAATTAGCTTTAACGGGATTACTAAACACTGCTAAATTTGTAGGTAACGGTATTAAACTTGCATTTAATTTTTCTAAAGCAAATCCACTGATTTTAATTGCTACAGCTGTAATCGGTATATCTACTGCTCTCTACGAACTTTACAAACACAATAAGAAATTCAAGAAATTTGTTGATGATTTAGCAAAGAACGCAAAAAAAGCATTTGACAACATTGTCAAATGGTTTAAGGATATTCCTAAAAATCTTAGCAAGACTTGGGAAAACATCAAAGACGGCGCTAAAAGCGGCATGAAAAATCTTGGTTCTGCTATCACCGGTAAACTTTCTGACATCGGTAAAGAGTGGAAGAAAGGCTGGAAGAATTCCAAAGACTATCTATCAGACCGCTGGGATGATATGAAAGGCAATACTAAGGAAAGTATTAAACGTCTTGGGTCTTCTATCAAAGATAAGCATGATGAAATCCACGACAGATGGTCTAAGACTTGGAACAAATCAAAAGATTTCCTATCAGACCGCTGGGATGACATGAATGCTGACGCTAAGAAGAAATTCGGCAAGGATTTAAAAGGTTTACTCTTTAGTAATCTAGACGCTATCGGAAGCAAATTTCAAGACATCTGGAATGGTATTCGCAATGGCTTCAGTGACATGTGGAACGGTTTGAAAGATTTGGCTGGTAACGGTATTAATGCGGTCATCAAAATTCCGAACGATGGTATCGACGGCATCAACGGCTTAATCCACGACTTCGGTGGTCCGAAGAACGCAATCGGTAAAATCCCTAAAGTTAAATTTGCGGATGGTACAGGTCTATTCAGCTCATACCGAAACCCAATTACTAGACCGACACTTGCTACACTAAACGATGGTAATGATAGCCCTGAGACTAACAACCAAGAGATGGTAATATTGCCAAACGGTAAATCATTCTTGCCACAAGGTCGCAATGTTGAATACCTCTTGCCAGCTGGTTCGGAAGTTATCAATGCCAGTGAATTGGCTATGCTCATGGGTGTTGAACGTGGAGCTTATGCTAAAGGTACTGGTTTTTGGTCTAAAATCTGGGATACAACTACCAATGTAGCTGGCTCAGTTTGGAATGGGCTGAAAAACGGTGTCGACAAATTCAAAAAAATGATTGATTTTGTCAGAAGTGCTATTACAGACCCTGTTGGTACACTAGCTAAAACATTTAGTCCTAATGCTGATAAATTGGGCGCTATGTTTACCCCGCTCGGAAATGCGTTGTATAAGAAACCTGTCGGAGAAGCTAAAAATTGGTGGAAAGAACTCTGGTCAATGGCTAATGCTTCAATGGACGAAGGCACTGTAGCTATAGGCGCTAAAGGCGACGACTATCGCTTCAAAGATAAAGCGAAAGACGCTGGAGTAGACCCATGGGGGTACTACTATCGTGAGTGTGTATCGTTCATTGCTAGTCGTTTGGCAAATCTTGGTGTTAACCCTAGTCTATTCAGTCACCTTGGTGATGGTAGGATGTGGGTCTCTGCAAGAGTGCCACACTTAAGTAGACCAAAACCTGGTGTAGTATCTGTCTACACAGGAGGGCCAGTTTCAAGTAACCACGTTGACTTTGTAACAGCTGTGCACGGTGATACTTATGATGGTGAAGATTACAACTATAACGGTGATGGTAAATATCATCAATTTACAGGTCGTCATGTCAAAAATGCTGCTACATTTCTTGATTTCGGTGTTCGAGATTTTGGAAGCAGTGGCGAAGACGGAAAACCGCTTAAGGATAAAAACAACCCACTTCAAACTTTGATTAAACGTCAAGTTGGTGGTATGTTCGATTGGATTAAGAAAACGCTTGGTCCGTTGCTCAGCCCAGCAGGCGGCGGTGAAGACCATCCACAAGGGATTGGGGTTGATCGTTGGCGTGATACGGTAGTTAGAGCGCTTGAAGCTAACGGTATAGAACCAAACAACTTCCGTGTTTCTAAGATTTTAGCTACCATCCAGAGAGAATCAAATGGCGACCCTAATGCTCAAAATAATTGGGATAGTAACGCACTAGCAGGCCATCCATCAATTGGTTTGATGCAAACCATCGGGCCTACTTTTAACGCTTATAAACACAAAGGGCACGACAATATCCGAAACGGTTACGATAACTTGCTCGCTGCAATCAACTACATCAAACATCGCTATGGAACGTCAGACGCAGCCTTTAACCGTGTGGCTGCTTATGGTTACGCAAACGGTGGCCTAGTCCAAAAGAACGGTGTTTATGAGCTCGCTGAGGGTGATATGCCAGAGTATGTTATTCCAACCGATATTGCAAAACGTGGTAGAGCGTGGCAATTGCTTTCTGAAGCAGTAGCACGCTTTGCTGGAGATGCACCACAAGGAAATTCTGATAATACATCAAACCATAAGCGTGTTTCTGTACTAGAAGACAAGCTAGACGTCATGATTGGTTTGCTTAGTCAATTGGTAACTAATGGCTCTAAGCCAATTGAGATTCAAAATATCATCGATGGTAGAAGTGTTTCAAACGGTTTAGCGCCATTTATGACAAAAGCCACAAACGAATATGAGCGCAGGCAAGCGCTGTTAGGAGGTCAAATTATTTGATAGGAATGTCAGTAACTTATGACGGCAAGAACTTAACCGAATTATTCAATGAAGGTCAAGGACGTGCCGTTCCAGTGGATGTCACCAAAAACGTGGCATCAAATTTCAACAACAACTATCAAGACCAAGGGCACAGGCGTTATGGTCAGCAATTCCTATATAACACCTTATCAGTTAAACAGATTCAAGTATCGTTTACTCTAGTTGGTAACTACGATTACTTTAATAGCGTAGCTGAAACGCTTGGTGGCTATCTGAATGTAGATAAACCGAAACCATTGATTTTCGGAGATGAACCTAATAAGGTTTGGGAAGCTATCCCGTCTGGTCAAGCATCGTTAGCAGTTGATAAGAACACCTCACCGATTACCGCAACAGTAACGGTTACATTTGATGTTCCCAAAAGTTACAGCGAAAACAAAGCCGAAGCCTTGGTAAGTAGCGATGGCGAAACCAAGTTCGGCAGTATTAAAAAGGTATCGACTGGGCATTACAAGGCAACTTTAAAGAACTTTGGTACGGCTGAAACATACCCAGATATTAAGTTAAAATTTAATTCAGATAATGGCTGGGTTGGGATTGTGAAATCTGCTACTGAAAGCTACGAGGTTGGTAATCCTAAAGAATGGGATAACCAAACGGTTAAAAAGTCAGAGGTACTGTTTGATTACGCTTCATCAAACGGAGAGCACAGAATCCCTAACGGTTTATCTCAAGGATTGAAAAATGTTGGTATCTCAAATGATAATATCAACGACACCAAGCCAAACGGAACTCTTTATATCGATAATGCTTGGGGTCGTCCTCACATTGCATTACAGAGCGGTCAAGTAGCATCGGTTACTTTTGACATACCAAGGGATTCAAGCGGTGAAAAAGGTGCGCTATATGAATACTTTTGGTGGAGACAAATTTTTTGGCTCGGCTCTGCAAACCAAATGGGATACTTAAAAATCTGTGTAACAGATGCAAGCGGCACTTTCTTGTATGGTGTTGAAACTTTTAAACGTTACAATGGTTTAGGCTGTGAATATAATTTTCTAGCTGGTGACGGCAAGGGAGGTTTCCGTATTGTCGACAGGAAGAATTTTTTAGGAACGCACATCGAGCAGCACAACCCATTTAATGAACCTAGGGGATGGTCAGATATTATGCGGTTTGATGATGTCGTTCAGTACTACTGGTGGGGTTCATACCCAAGATATTCTATCCCTGAAATAAAGGGTAAAAAATCAGACAAAATCCATGTTATCTTTGGAAGGGTTGGTAACGCTCCTCTTGTAACACATATGTATTTGGATGATTTTATTTATCGAAAAGACCACGTCACCAAAGAGGAAGACATACCTAATCGTTTTCATATGGGTTCTATCCTTGAAATCGATATGTCTAGAGGTAAGACCCTAATTGATAACTTGCCAGCCAATAACGAGTTAACATACTTATCTGAGCCATTCAGTATCGATACTGGTGAAACAGAAATTGACATCTATACCAATAGTTGGATAAGAAACGATCCAACGATTGAAATTTCTTGGAAGGAGCGTTTTGTTTAATGCAGATTTGGATTCATGACAAAAGCATGCGGAAAGTGTGTGCATTGAATAATGAAATTCCCGGAATGTTACCATACTCTAATAGTCAATGGCACCCTTACCTTGAATATTCAACAAGTACATTTGATTTTACAATTCCTAAAATCGTAAACGGTAAGTTACACGATGATATCAAATATATCAATGACCAGATGCACGTGTCATTTTACTACGACAATTCCTACCACGTTTTCTATGTTTCTCAACTCGTTGAAAATGATTTTAGTTTTCAAGTGACTTGTAATAATACAAACTTGGAACTAGCAGCAGAAATAGAGCGTCCTTTAGCTAGTGTTGACGGTGCTAAAACTCTTGAATGGTATCTTCAAAAACTTGAGTTACTTGGTTTTGCTGGTCTTGAAGTTGGTTTTAATGAGATTCCTGATAGAACAAGAACGCTTACTTTTGAATCTCAAAGTGGAACTAAACTAGAGCAACTTCATAGCTTGATGAATCAATTTGATGCAGAATTTATTTTCCGTACCGAATTAAACCGAGACGGAACTATGAAACGTTTCATCATCGACATCTACCAAGAAGCAGATAAAAACCATCACGGTATAGGTAAAGCTAGAGGAGATGTCATTCTCTACTATCAAAGCGGATTGAAAGGCGTTCAAGTTACTAGTGATAAAACGCAACTTTTCAACGCTGGTAATTTCATTGGACAAGATGGCGTTAACCTAAACGATGTCGAATTTGAGGAAAAGAACGAGCTAGGACAAGTAGAGTTCTATTCTCGAAAGGGCACTAGCTTCGTTTTCGCCCCACTGTCAAGGGAACGCTACCCATCTACCATGAATCCAGACAGCGCTGATAACTGGACACGTAGGGATTTTCAGACAGAATACAAGGACGTTGAATCCTTAAAAGCTTACGCCTTGCGTACTATCAAGCAGTATGCTTATCCACTATTGACTTACACAGTAGATGTTCAGTCTAGCTTTCTGGATAACTATAAAGACATCAATCTAGGTGACACTGTTAAAATCATCGATAATAATTTTAGAGGTGGTTTAGCCCTCGAAGCGCGTGTATCTGAAATGATTATCAGCTTTGACAATCCCACAAACAACTCGGTTGTTTTTACTAATTTCAGAAAATTGGATAATAAACCGTCTAGCGAATTACAACAACGTATCGATGAGATTGTTTCTAAGTCATTGCCATATCAAGTTGAGATAAGGACAACGAACGGTACAGTATTTAAAAATGGAGTTGGCCATTCTACTGTTAAACCCATCTTGAAACAAGGTGATAAAATCGTTAATGCAACCTATCGATTTGTAATTGATGGCTCTATTGTTAGCTCTGGTCTGACCTATACCGTCAAAGCAAGCGATATCACAAAACCAACTGTAATTACAATTTCAGCGTGGGTAGATAACAAAGAAGTAGCTTCAGAAGAAGTTACTTTTGTAAATGTATCAGATGGTAAACAAGGACCTAAAGGTGCTGACGGGAAAACACCTTATGTTCACTTTGCTTATGCCGATAGTGCCGATGGTCAAAAGGGTTTCAGTTTAACCCAGACTGGTACCAAGAGGTATTTAGGTGTGTACACAGATTTCAATCAAGCGGACAGCACTAACCCAGCTGATTATACTTGGAGTGACACGGCTGGCAGCGTTTCGGTTGGTGGTGATAATTTAATCGTTAACTCAGCTTTTCCAAAAGACCTTGACGGATGGGGTTATTGGGACGAAAACGAGGCGAATAACAATATTCATATAGATACACATGATTTTTATTACAACAATACAAAAAAACTATTTAGACTAGATACTAATTCCGATATTGGAGACCCTGCATCAACAAATCGTTTTCCGGTTAAACGAAACACAGACTACTCATTTAACATTATAACGTTTGCTACTGGAAATATTAAGGGTGTTACTATATATTTCCTTGGTCGTAAGGCGAATGAAACTGACAAGATGTATACCCAAGTTGTAAACATCAAATCATATACAAATTCACCGTCAACCACTCAAGCGGTTAAATGGCATCTAACATTTAACTCTGGAGATAGCGACGAAGGGTACATTCGCATTGATAATAGTGGTACTACTGACGGTAAAACATCTAGTCTATTCTTCGCTGAATTAGACTGCTATGAGGGAACCACTGACCGAGCTTGGCAAGCGTCACCGGAAGACTTAAAGGACGAGATAGACACTAAAGCCGATGATGCATTAACGCAGGCTCAGCTTAATAAATTAAGTGAAATTAATTCGGTGATGAAAGCAGAGCTCGAAGCAAAAGCATCCCTTGCCACTGTTAATCAATGGATTAAGGCTTATCAAGATTTTGTTAATGCAAACAGCGCAGATCGTGCGCAGGCTCAAAAGGCTTTGGCAGATGCCAGTGCACGAGTAGTGAAACTAGAAAATAACTTAAACGATATGTCAGAGCGTTGGAATTTTATCGATAACTACATGGCAGCATCAAATGATGGTTTGGTTATCGGGAAGAAAGATAACTCCAGCTCTATTATGTTCAATCCAAATGGGCGTATATCAATGTTTTCAGCTGGTAATGAGGTAATGTATATCTCTCAGGGTGTGATTCACATTGAGAACGGTATTTTTTCTAAGACTATTCAAATTGGACGATTCCGAGAAGAACAAGATTTTATTAATCCGGATCGCAACGTCATCCGCTATGCAGGAGGTATTTAATAATGGTTGAATTTTGGTCAAACAATGACCGTGGGTATCGCATCAGGCTATGGATTGACCAAGTTGGGCAGAATGTTCAAAATAATACGAGCGATGTTCGTATTCGTTTGGCATTGCTTAATCAGTGGTGGACGTTCGCAGGTTATCAATGTTATGGCTATGTCGATGGGTTTGGTCAACGGCTTGAATATTCAGGAAGCCCCTCAATGCTTTCCAACAATTCAGAGATACAACTAATTGACCGCACAATTACCGTTCAACATGCCGATGACGGTACTGGTGTTTTCGTGGTACGTGCTCATTTCAACGGCTCGGGGGGATACAGTCCCGGAAACCTAGACATAGGAAGCCAAACCATAACACTGACGACAATTCCAAGAGGGAGCACGGTAAGTGTCTCAGATGGGGTTATCGGAAAACAAGTAGACATTTCTATTGATAGAAAAATAGATGGCGCTACACATACACTACGCTATTCTTGGTACAACAAACAAGGTAAAATTGCCGACAATGTTGGAACGTCGTATAAATGGACAATCCCAGAAGATTTTGCGGACGACATCCCAAACTCAACTAGTGGTTGGGGTACTATATACGTTGATACCTATATTAACGGTAAGTTCATTCAAACACAGTCGACCGTCCTAACGGCAAGTATTGACACGAACCTCCTAAAACCATATTTCAAAGGGTTTACTTTAGAAGATGCCAACACAGCTACTCAAAGGGTAATTCCAGAAAAAACGCATTTTGTTTCCATCATGTCGCTCGTAAAGGTGACATTTAACGGAGCGCAAGCTCAACACGGGGCTTCGATTACTGGGTACTATGCTGAAATCGTTGGTGCTAACAACTCTGTTACTGAGAATGGCGGGGTGTTTCGTGAGGTGTCTGTTAACAAAGACACTGAAATGACCTTAAGAGGAAGGGTCAAAGACAGTCGTGGGGTTTGGTCTGATTGGGTAGAGACAAAGATAACTTTTCTATTCTATTTCAGCCCAATTCTAAGCTTTGAAGTGAGTAGAAGTGGGTTTAAGTCGGACACACTAACGATTAAGAGATACGCTAAAATAGCCCCGCTAGTTGTCAATGGCTCTCAAAGGAATATCATGAAACTTACTTTTTCAACTGCGAAAGTTGGCTGGGATAACTTTGTTATCGACAACGGGCAGGCAGGCGGTGAGTGGTCAAGCATTTCTGAACTTAATGCATCCGATGCGAATTTAGGAAATTCATACCCTGCTGACACTTCTTATATTGTCAAAGGAAAACTAGAAGACAGATTTACAAGCACAGAGTTTCAGGGACTAGCCCCGAACGACAAGGTTGTCCTAACTTATGACCAATCAGGGATTGGAGTTGGTAAATTTAGGGAATGGGGAGCGCTTGACGTCAACGGTGACATTTATGCTAATAACAGCCCCATCCAGCAGTACCAGCTAACTAGTAATAATGGAGCTGCGAAATGGGCAAACAATGCAAACAAACTTGACGAACCTGGCCAATACTATCTTGATCCATCAGCTCCCGGAAACCCTGTTGGAAATTGGGGGTACTTATTCCATCACAGCTCCAATGGGAAAGGTAGCATGTATAAAGAAGCTATTCAGACTTTCTGGAGCAATAGGGGGCAGCTATTTTTCAGGCATCACAGGTGGTCGAAAATAATCGACGACTGGGAGCCGTGGATTGATTACACGCCTAAAAAACCATCTGTTGTTAAAAGAGAAATACAAATAGGTTGGGGTGTAAGAGCGAACTTAATTCGTGAATCAAATGTAGTAACTTTGAGTTTAGAACGAGGTATCTATTATCTTCCACCATGTGAAAACCTTATCTTGTATGAAAAAATGCCTAATGGATTTAAGCCTTGTGTTCAAACGCATATGGTTGCTAATAAAAATGCAGCGAACGTGCATTATGGTAGTGCAGTATGGCATCTTGAAACAAATGGAGATATGCGGTTTTCAAACCCAAATACAGACACAGTTGATGGTTATGCAGTATACACAGGTACTGTAACATACATCACTGAAGATGAATACCCAAGCAATTAAACATGAAGAAAGGAAAATTCATGAAATTTGAATACGAATCAAAATCAAAAGAATACGATGCAAGCGGCGCAGCGTATTCCACAAAAGTAGTTTTGAGAAACCGAGACGGCGCTTACGTCCCTGTCTTTTTGCCAGTCGATAAAATCGACTTATCAAACACTGAACTACTGAATGAAGCACTAGAGGTTATCTATCAAGAAAACTTCCCGCAACGTGCGGAAAATGAAAAATTTAATGAACTTGGCGAGAAAATCAAAGAGTACGAAGCATTAAGCAAAAAAGCTACAGAAACTATCGCAAAGATGGAAGAACAAATGACGAAACAGCAAGGGCGATCGAAGACAGCGCAAGTAACGCTGATGAATATCATTACTAAATTTTATGAAAAAGGGATGCTAAAGGATGAAGACTTGGCTGAATTGTCTATCGTTGACGTTGAAGAAGATTAAAGAAGAAATAGAAAGGAAAAAAGATATGATGATTAAATTATTTGCTATTAACATTGTTGATGGGAGCTACCCGTTTAAACGTGTTCCTAAAGTTTTGAAACCAAAAGTAAAAGAACAAATCGCTAAGATGGTTGAGGACGAGGAGCTATTGGCAAAGCTTACACAAGAATAACTAGGAGGTACAATATGGTAAATCAAACAGAGCCAGATTTGATGAACTGGCTTATTACCGTTATTCTTCCTATTTCTATTTCAAGTGCGAGTTTTTATTTTTCAAGCCAGACACGTGCCTCTAGATTAGAACATCGAATCACTAAATTAGAGGTCGTTGACCATGAAATCGAGAAAATTATTAAAAACCATAATGATCGTCTTGACAAACATCAAGAAGACCAAAAAATAATTCTAGCTCTGGTCCAAAGAATGGACCATATTAATGAGAACGTTGTTGAGCTAAAAGGAAATATTGAAGAAGTTAAAAAATTAGTAGATCGAAACTTGAGAGGATAATAATAAAATGATTAATTTTAAATTACGTTTGCAAAATAAAACTACACTAGTAGCTCTTATCTCAGCAGTATTCCTTATGCTGCAACAATTAGGGCTTGAAATTCCACACAATATCCAAGACGCTGTAAATACATTCATTGCAATTTTGGTTATCCTCGGAATCGTTACCGACCCCACAACTAAAGGAATCGGTGACAGTGAACGAGCTTTGACTTACATCAAACCACTAGACGAAAAGAAAGGGAAATAGCATGAGCGTACAACAATCTATCGTAAATTGGTTCGTTAACCATCGAGGCAAATTGACTTATTCAATGTTTGGCTCACGTAACGGGTCAGACGGCACAGCTGACTGCTCTGGTTCCATATCACAAGCCTTGAAAGAAGCTGGTATCGGTATTCAAGGTCTACCATCTACTGTTACACTAGGTCAACAACTTGCCAAAAATGGATTCTATCGAGTAAGTATTAATCAAGATTGGGATGCATTGACAGGAGACATCGTATTAATGTCATGGGGTGCTGATATGTCCACTTCTGGTGGTGCAGGTGGCCACGTTGGGGTTATGATGGATAGTACCTACTTTATTAGTTGCGATTATTCAACTCAAGGGGCACCTGGGCAAGCTATCAATACTTACCCTTGGAACGATTATTATGCAGTGAATAAACCATCATATATCGAGGTTTGGCGTTATTCTGACACTACACCACAAACAAACAATCAAGCTAACACAACAGTAACACCACAAGATAAAGCCTATTATGAAGCTAATGATGTTCGATTTGTCAATGGCATTTACCAGATTAAATGTGATTATTTAACACCTATTGGATTTAATTTTTACGACAATGGGATCCCAGTAGACATGGTTAACTGGGTGGATGCTAACGGTAATGATATTCCAGATGGCAAGTCTGAAGACTTCAAACCTGGAATGTTCTTTAGTTTTGCAGGTGATGAAGTCAACATCACAGACACAGGAGAAGGTGGCTATTATGGTGGCTATTACTACCGACGTTTCGAGTTTGGTCAGTTTGGTACGGTTTGGCTTTCTTGTTGGAATAAAGATGATTTGGTAAACTATTACCAATAGACCACGCAAACTAAAAAATAAAAAAGGAGTATATCACCTCACCTCACACTGCAGTAGGGATACCATGGCAGTAGTGGTCGAAGCCTCAGCATTATGCTGGGGCTTTTTTGTTTGCTTTTTTTAAAATAAATGCTACTATATTAATGAATACAGTTAAAAGCTGAGTCTTCGATAAACTCTCTCTCACCCTGACTTGAATTAGTCAGGGTTTTTGTTTTGCAAAAAAATATATATTTTTTTATAAAAACAGTTTCCGTCTGGTCACCAAAATAGACTAGAATGGATTGAGAGCAACTTGGAAAACATTCGATAAAAAATAAAAAAACGAGGTAAAAACAATGGATACATACAAAGAACAATATCTGTCTCTTATACACATCTGACGCT